GGACATTAAATGCCAAGTACTAAAGGCGGATCATTAAACGGTGGTATCATTGGTAAATCCAATAAAACATCTTTTGGAAAAAATAATATTGTAACTATAACAGCTACAGGAGATTATACTGCGCCTTCTAGCGTAGCAAAAGTAGATGTTGCTGTAATTTCAGGCGGTGGCGGTGGTGGATCAGGACCTACTATTTCTAGAGCTGGCGGTGGTGGCGCTGGTGGATTAACAACTTTTTCAAGAGTATCAGTAGATTATTGTAGTGTTACACCTGTAGTAGTTGGTGCTGGAGGAGCTTCTCCATGTGCACCATCTTACCCTTATCCAGTTGGTGCATCAGGAGTCAATTCTAGTTTTGGATGTTCTTCTACTTCTGGTGGAGGAGGAGGTGGAGCTGATGGAAATACTGGTGGTATAGCTGGTGGTTCTGGCGGCGGCGGTGGCGGTGGACAACCTCCATTGACTGGTGGTTGCGGTGTAGTAGGTCAAGGTAATGCTGGTGGAGATGGAGAAAATAGTGCTCCTCCTTTAGATGGATCTGGTGGCGGTGGAGGTGCTGGTGGTGCTGGTTCTGATGCTCCAGGTACTTCAGGTGCAGGTGGTAATGGTGGTAATGGTTCTGATATAAGTCCGAATTTTCCAGGAGCTCCAAATTCTGGAGTGTATGCCGGCGGCGGTGGTGGTCAAGGACAATGTGCTCCTAATGGCTCAGGCGGCCCTGGCGGCGGTGGTGCTGGTAGATCAGCAGGTACAACTAACACTGGTGGCGGTGGTGGCGGTGGTGGTGCCGGTGGATCAGGAATAGTTTTAGTAAAAGAATTAAGTTCATCTTCAGGAGTTTGGTCTATGCAGTCTCAGTTTGCTGCAACAAAACAAGGCACATGGCCACAAGCAGGAATTAATGTAGATTATTTAGCAATAGCAGGTGGTGGTGGAAGTGGTAACGCACCAAACCAACCAGTAGGATCTGGTGGAGGTGGAGCAGGTGGATATCGTACATCTTTCTCTGGAGGTTCTGGTGGAGGAGGTTCTCCTGAATCAAAATTATTTATATCACCTTCTGGTGGAACAATTACAATTACAGTAGGTGGTGGTGGAGCTGGAGGTCCTTCAGCTTATGCAAGTCCTGCTGCTCAAGGTACATCAGGAACTAATAGTGTGATATGTGGAGCTGGCGCTAGCATTACTTCACTTGGTGGTGGTGGAGGTGGTGGAATTGGTGTAGACGGTCGTCCTGGTGGTTCTGGAGGTGGATCTGCAGGAACAGCTAATACCTGTGGAACAGGTACTGCTTGTCAAGGTTTTCCAGGTGGACCTGGTGGTCCTAATTATTTTAGAGGTTCTGGTGGTGGAGGAGCTGGTGGTGCTGGCGGTGAAGGAGGCCCTTCAGGTCCAAAAGCTGGTGGTGCTGGTTTAACTTCTTGTATAACAGGTTCTCCTGTAGCAAGAGCAGGCGGTGGTGCTGGTGGAGGTGGCGGAAGCGCTACTGCAGGCGGTGGTGCTGGTGGAGCAGCTAATCCAGGTGGAACAACAGGTACTGTTGGTACAGCTAATACTGGAGGTGGCGGTGGAGGATCTTATGCTTGTGCTGTTGGTGGTGGAGGATTAAATGCTGTTGGCGGAGCTGCTGGTGGATCGGGTGTAGTTATTGTAAGAACACCAAATGCTTTTACTGTTGGAGTTTCACCGGGTACAAATAGTGTGGCAAGTTGTGTAGGACCAGCTAACGATAAAGTGGCTACTTTTACGGTTTCTGGAACTTTGACTTTAAGTTAGTATTAAGTTATAAGAAGAAAGAAATAATGAATTTAACAAATTACTATTATTACTTCAAGTCAGCTATTCCTGAAAGAATCTGCGATGACATTGTTAAGTATGGAAAATCTATATCAGACACAATGGCTGTAACTGGTGGATATGGAAATAAAAAATTAAACCAAAAACAAGTTAAAGATTTAAAGAAAAAAAGAAATTCAAATATTGTTTGGATGAATGACAGATGGATATACAAAGAAATACAACCTTATGTTCGTGAAGCTAACGTCAATGCGGGTTGGAATTTTAATTGGGATTGGTCTGAGTCTTGTCAATTTACTAAATATGAAAAAGGACAATTTTATGATTGGCATTGTGACAGTTGGGATAAACCTTATATAACAAAAAATCCTCAAGACCCCACTCATGGTAAAATAAGAAAATTATCCGTGACGGTTTCTTTGTCTGATCCTAAAGATTATAAAGGTGGTGAACTAGAATTTGATTTTAGAAATATGGATCCCGATAAAAAACCAAATATTAAAAAATGCACAGAAATACTACCCAAAGGTTCTTTAGTTGTTTTTCCTTCTTTTGTATGGCATAGAGTGTGTCCTGTTAAAAAAGGATCAAGACACAGTTTAGTAATTTGGAATTTAGGATGGCCATTTAGATAATGAAAAAAGAACAATTATATAGAGAAGATTATTTTATAAATCCAATATATTGGATGGAAAAACCAGAGTGGGTAAAAAAATTAAATAAAGCCTCTGATCCCTACATTAAAAAAGCACAAAAAAATAATCAACTTAATATTAAAGAAAGAACTAAAAAATTTGGTGATAAAGGAGATCATGGAATGGTTCATCATTCCACAACTCTTATAGGCGATCCAAAATTTAAAGATCTACAAGATTGGATATTAGCTACTGCTTGGAATTTATTAGACGAACAGGGCTTTGATTTAAAGGGTCATCAATTATTTTTAACTGAACTTTGGGTTCAAGAGTTTTCACATTTAGGTGGTGGACACCATACTTTACACACCCATTGGAATGGTCACATGTCTGGTTTCTATTTTTTAAAGGCTAGTGAAAAAACATCTTGCCCAGTTTTTGAAGATCCTAGACCTGGAAGACAAATGAATTTATTACCAGAAAAAGATAAAACTAAATCTACTATCGCTACCTCACAAATACATTACAAAGTAAAACCTGGTAGATTAATATTTTTTAATTCGTATATGCCACATCTATATAGTGTAGATAGTGGTTATGAACCATTTAGATTTATACATTGGAATATACAAGCAATACCAAAAGGAGTATTACAACATGCCAATAATAAAAAATAAATTAAATAACTTTGTAAAAACAATGTTAGGTTCAAATAGAATTAAAAAGTCTACAGATTTTGTAGAAAATTTTATTGAAGAAAAAAAGAAAGAACTTAGGAGGAATAAAAATGTCGTTCAAAAAAAATAAGTACACAGTAATGAAAGGAGCCATATCAAAAGAGTTAGCACAATTTGTTTATACGTATTTTTTAAACAAAAGAAACGTAGCTAGATTTTTGTTTGATCAAAAATATATATCTCCATTTACAGAATATTTAGGTGTGTGGAATGATGAGCAAGTTCCAAATACTTATTCACACTATAGTGACATAGCTATGGAAACTTTGTTACAGGGTTTACATAAGAAAATGGAAAAACACACAGGATATAAACTACAACCTGCATATTCTTACGCAAGAATATATAAAAAAGGTGATGTATTACATAGGCACAAAGACAGGTATTCTTGTGAGATATCTACAACATTGAATTTAGGAGGAGACTCTTGGCCAATATATTTAGACCCAACAGGTAAAGAAAAACAAGCTGGTGTAAAAGTAAATTTAGATCAAGGTGATATGTTAATTTACATGGGTTGTGAACTAGAGCATTGGAGAGAGGCTTTTGAAGGCAAAGATTGTGGACAGGTATTTCTGCACTATAACGATGCTAAGAAAAAAACAGCCAAAGAAAATCTGTATGATAAAAGACCTTTCTTAGGTTTACCAGCATACTATAAAGGCTTTAAAATACCAAAAAAGTAATATATAATTCCCGTCTGATGAGGAGCATTCATCCACCACACTAATGCTCCTCGTCTAACGGGAAATTAATATGTTACAGAAACTAGGGTTTTTACCAGGATTTAATAAACAGGTTACACCGACCGGGGCCGAGGGACAATGGACCGGGGGTGATAACGTTAGATTTAGATATGGTTCGCCTGAAAAAATAGGTGGATGGCAACAACTTGGTGCCACTAATCTTACTGGTGCAGCCAGAGCGATACACCATTTTGATGATAATGCAGGTATTAAATATGCTGCAATAGGCACAAATAGAATTTTATATGTATATTCTGGTGGAACTTATTACGATATTCATCCTATCAGACAAACTATAACAGGTGCAACTTTTACAAGCACCTCATCTTCTAAAACAGTAACTGTAAACTGTGGCACTAGTCATGGATTATCAGACGATGATATTGTTTTGTTTGAAGATGTGACTGGATTATCAGGATCTAGTTTTACCAACGCAACATTTGACGACACAAAGTTTATGGTAACTTCTGTTCCTACAGCAAGCACTTTTACAATTACATTACCCTCTAATGAAACTGGTACACCTTTAAGTGCATCAGGCTCAGCTAAAGTGTTATGTTATTTTACAGTAGGACCAGCTAAACAACTAGGTGGTTTTGGTTGGGGTACAGGATTATGGAGTGGTACGGTGGCTGGGCCAACAACTACTACATTGGCTTCTACTATTAACGATAGTGTAACTGACATTCCTTTAACTGACACATCTCAATTTCCATCAACAGGTGAGATTAGAATTGGTTCAGAAGATATTAGTTATACAAATAATGATACAACTACAAACATATTAAGTGGTGGCGCAAGAGAAGTTAACGGAACTACCAAAGCTGCTCATAGTGGTGGTGTAACCGTTACAAATATTTCTGATTTTGTTGCATGGGGAGAAGCATCGTCTTCTGACTTTACCATTGATCCAGGATTATGGGTATTAGATAATTTTGGCACAAAACTTATTGCACTAATATACAACAATAAATGTTTTGAATGGGACGCAGCTGCAACTAACGCAACTTCTACAAGAGCAACACTTATACCAAATGCACCAACTGCATCTCGACATGTATTAGTATCTACACCGGATCGTCACTTAGTATTCTTTGGAACAGAAACAACCGTAGGAACACAGTCATCACAAGATGCTATGTTTATTAGATTCTCTGATCAAGAAAATATTGACGGCACAGACGCATACACCGTAACTGCAGAGAACACGGCAGGCACACAAAGACTTGCAGCAGGTTCTAAAATCATGGGAGCCATACGAGGTAGGGAT